TATTAAAAAGGTAGCAATGTCAGAAAGATTAACGTAATTTCATATTTTTTTAATTGTTTGAGATTTTTAAAACATATTTATAACAAATGAGAATTTATTAATAATTCTTCGTATAATATTTAATTGACAAAAACAAAAAAATGGCAGAAAGAATAGTCAGTCCTGGCGTATTTACAAGAGAAAAAGACCTTAGTTTTTTACCTTTAGAAATACAAGCTATAGGAGCGGCGGTTGTAGGTCCTACTTTAAAAGGACCCGCGTTCGTTCCTTCTACAATTTCCTCTTACGAGGAATACCTTAGAGCTTTTGGTGGAGCCTTTAGTTCGGGTTCTGGTACATCTGAAAGACAGTATAAGTTCTTAACAGACTATGTAGCACAAGAATATTTGAGATATGCAGAAAATTTAACTGTAGTTAGGGTACTAGCCGGTAATTATCAGTATGCAAGTTCAAATGTAGTAACTAGAGGCGCTTATGCTGCTGCTCCTGCTGGAATTAAAACTAAATTAACTGCTTCTTATTTTACAGCCGCTCAACAAACTTTTAAACTCACTGTAGTATCTCCGGGTAATTATGTAAATACATCACTCACTTCTATTGCCTCTAATAATGGAATAGGAAACCCTAATGATGACTCTACAGGAGGAGTGTTGAACATAGGAAACAGAGAGAATTTAAGATGGGAAGTAAGAGACGTTAACACTGATTTAGGTACTTTTGATTTGTACATAAGAAGAGGAGACGACAGACACAACAGAAAAGTAATTGTAGAGCAGTACAATGATTTAACTTTAGACCCTAACGATACTAACTACATCGGTAGAGTTATCGGAGATCAAATGTACACATTAAGGTATGATTCTGATGGTATTCCTTTCTTGCAGTTAAGCGGATCTTTCCCTAACAGATCAAGATATATCCGAGTAGAGGTATTTAAAGAAAATTATAACTACTTAAATGAAAATGGACAGATAAGAGTTGCTGCATTCTCTAGTAGTTTGCCCGCTGAAGTATCTGGTACTTTCTCCGGAGGTTCCGATGGATATGTAAAACACCCAAGATCATTCTTTGATAAAATTAGTGGACAAAACAGCCAGGGATTCAATTTAGATGATTTAGCAGGCGGAGCTTCTGGTTCAACTGCTTATATGGATGCTATTGACATTTTAGCCAATGCAGATGAATATGATATCAACATGTTACTCATGCCTGGAATTATTGACGGAGTAGGTGAACAACATGGTGAAATTATAACAAAAGCGATTGCCATGATTGAAAATAGAGGAGATATTTTCATGGTGATTGACCCAACTAGATACGGTGATACTATTGGACAAGCTATAAACGCAGCCTTAGCAAGAAATACTTCTTATGCTGCTTACTACTATCCATGGGTACAAATAGCTGACGCTGACTTAGGAAGAAATGTATGGGTTCCACCATCCACTGTAGTATCAGGAGTTATTGCATTCAATGACTACGTACAGTTTCCTTGGTATGCTCCAGCCGGTTTAAATAGAGGTGCCATTGACGTAGCTCTACAGGCAGAGAGAAAATTAACTTTAGGAGATAGAGATAGACTTTATACTTACAATATTAATCCTATTGCTACTTATCCAAGAGAAGGTGTAGTTGTATGGGGACAGAAAACTTTACAGAAGAAAAGATCTGCACTCGATAGGATTAACGTAAGAAGGCTATTAATCACTGCTAAAAAATTCATCGCATCATCTTCTAGGTATTTAGTGTTTGAACAAAACACCAAAGAAACAAGACTTAGATTCTTAAGTATAGTAGAGCCTTATTTAGAGAGTGTTAGAAGAAATCAAGGTTTATATGATTTCAAAGTCATAATGGACGAATCTAATAATACTCCTGATGTATTAGACAGAAATGAACTAAGAGGTGCTATTTATTTAAAACCTACTAGAACTGCGGAATTCATAATCTTAGATTTCTTTGTACTACCTACAGGAGCTTCTTTCCCTGGTGATACAGAATAAACAAAAAAAATAGAATAAAATGGCATTTGAATATAAACCATTTGAATATTTTAACCCTAAGCAGCAGATGAGATATGTGCTCTTTCTAACTAACGTTGGAGTGCCCATCCCTACTTACATGGTTAAAACAGCTGATAGACCATCAATAGACCAAAATCCAGTTACCGTAGATTATATAAATACAGAATTTAAGGTAAAAGGAAAATCGAGATGGCAGGATATATCAGTCACATTATATGATCCTATTGAAGTAAACGGTGCTAAGTTACTACACGATTGGATAAGTTTATTTCACCACAACTCAGGATTAAATCAATCACCTGCGGGTAGAACTCCAGGTCTTTTAACTCCGGGAGAAGATGGATTTATCCACGAGTATAAGAGAACTCTAGTTTTTCAAGCTTTAACTCCACACGGAGATGTAGCTGACGAGTTTTCCCTATACGGCGCTTTCGTAGCAGACGCTAAATGGGGTAACATGGATTTATCATCCGATGATTTGAACATGTTAGACTTAACCATTACTTACGATTACGCCGTAATGATTCCTGCAAAAAACAAAGTAGTTACTACCGGAAAAGTAGACGCATAAAATTAATTAATAAACCACAGAGGTGCATCAGTGCACCTCTGTGCTTATAAAATACACATGGCATTTACACACAAACCTTTTAAGTATTTTAACCCGAAGCAACAAATGCGCTTTGAGTTATATATGCAGGCGGATCCCTTTGGTCCTTTTTTCCCTACGTATGCCATAAAATCAGCAGAAAGACCTACTTTAGAGAATAATCATATCACAGTAGATTACATAAATACAGAATTTCACGTCAAAGGAAAATCAAGATGGCAGCCCATAACAATACGTTTTTATGATCCAATTGAAGATAATGGCGCCAAAATGTTACATGATTATATAAATAACTATCATCACAATTCCGGCACAACGGGAACATCTTTTAATCTTTTAACTCCGGGAGAAGATGGGTTTATACATGAGTATAAAAGAACATTATATTTAAGATCATTATCACCTCATGGAGATGTCATGGATTCTTTCGTATTAGTAGGAGCATTTTTTGATTCTATTAAATGGGGAGAATTTGACATGTCTAGTGATGATTTAGTATTGATGGAAGGAACAATAGTATATGATTACGCCATGGTTAGAGGAAGTAAGGTGAAACTTCCTGATGTAGAAGGGCCTGGATTAGATGGCGGAGGCGCTAATTTCGGAAAGCAATTAGGAGATGCAGCTATAAATATTGGAAAAGGTGCCGCTCAAGCAGCCGCTAATGCCGGAATAAGTGCATTAGGTAATTTGATTGGCGGCGGCGGAAGGAACTAGTTTTACTTGTTTTGTATTAATTTTAAGTTTTTAGTATATTTATTATAAAAAGAAATGGCTAAATCTACGCCCATATTTAGGCAGAAAAAGGAAGTACTATCTAATAAAGAGATGGTTATGACCGGAGCGTCTGAATACACACAGTATAGACCTTTCGCTTACTTTGAGCCTAAATTAAAAAATAGGTTTGTGCTTTATTTAGATGTTCACGGAATATACATACCTACTTATTTAGTAAAATCAGCAACTAAGCCCGGATTTACCTATGATAATATAGAATTACAGTATATAAATACAAAGACGAACTTCAAAGGTAAGATGACATGGGATCCTATAGAGATAGTACTATATGATCCAGTAGCAGCTCATAGATTTTCCCCAAGAGCTGCTAATAATCCATTTGTAGACACTCTATCTAGTTCAGAGGAGGTGAATAATGATTCATCTGTTTTGATATATGAGTGGATTTTAAATACACACTCAAACTATATAGAAGGAACAGAATATGCACTAGAAACATATAAAAAAACATTAATATTAGAAACATTAATGCCTAGAACAAATGTTCAATCTGAAAGATGGGAAATACATGGCGCGTATGTTTCCGCAGTAAAGTGGGGAGAGTTAGATTTATCTGATGATTCTTTATCTACTTGTTCTATAACAATTATGTATGATTATGCGTTAATAAAGGACGCTAACGAACGAAAGATTCTTCCTTATAATACAGGAGAAACTTTCAAAGAGCTAGCAACAAATCCGCTTCCTAACTCTGTTAAATCCCTTAGTCAATTAGGAAACATGTCAAACGCCATGCGTATGTTCAACTAAAACTCTTAAAATAAGAATATTAGCATAAAATTAAATAAACATAAATATTATGAAACCAGACAGAGAAGTTACATTTAATCAAAGTCCTAGTGAAGACGGTATGGAAATTCCTATTCCGGTTATTCCAACTGTCCCTCAAGGACTAAATCAGACTACATTATTAGTAGATTTACCATCCAGAGGTCTTTTTTACCCTAAAGAAAATCCCCTATCTTCGGGTCAAGTAGAATTAAGATACATGACAGCTAAAGACGAAGATATCTTAACCAATCAAAATTATATTATGCAAGGAACGGCCATTGAAAGAATGTTCCGTAACTTGCTTGTATCAGAGATTGATTGGGATGATTTATTAGTCGGAGACAAGAATGCCATTATGATTGCCTCTAGGATTGCAGCTTATGGAGATGAGTACGTAATCCAAGTTACCACACCATCAGGTAATACACAGGACACAACAATCAATTTAAGTGAATTAAAGCCTAAACCGATTGACGAATCCGTATTAGTAACTAGGAATAGCAATTTATTTAAGTTATCGCTTCCTAAATCTAAAAAAGAAGTTCACGTTAAGTTATTAACAGGAAAAGAAGATAAGGAAATTGATGCTATCGTTAAATCTTACGAGAAAGTGGGAAAAGATCCGGGCTTATTAACATTGAGATTGAAGCACATGATTGTCGCTCTTGATAATAATGTTGACTTAGTGTACATTAGAAACTATATTGACACAGACTTACTAGCAGCAGACAGTAGAGCTATTAGATCTTTCTTAAGTAAAATTCAACCGGATGTAGATTTTAATGTAGAAGTGATAGACCGGTACACCGGGGAGCCATTTCGCACTCCAGTGGTTTTCGATGAAAGATTTTTTTGGCCTGACCTCGAGAGATAGACAGTACATATATGAAGAAGTTTTTCAACTAATTCATTATGGAAAAGGATTTACATATAATGATTTGATGGACATGCCTATATTTATTAGAAAATTCTTTTACAATAGATTATTAGAAGCTTATGAAGAGAGAAATGAAGCAAATAAAAAAGCATCCAAAAAATCAAGAAGATAGAATGAAAGAAGTTAGGGAGGGAATTCTCTCCTCCCTTTTTTCATTATTAGCCATTCCTGCACAATTAAAAATGGTGGGTAGAATGTATAATGCTGCAAAGGAAGATGAGAAATTAAAAAATCTAAGAGCTCAAAGATTACAACGTCTGCAATCTCTAAAACATGATTCTGATTCTAATAATAGACATTTTAAAAAGTATAAATAAAATAAATCTTATAATACGTACAGAACATGTTGACTAAAGCTGATATAATAGAAATAGTTAAAGATCTTAATACATCTTTACCACACTTTAAAACAACATACGAAAAGGCCTACGGAAAACTTCAAGAAGCTCAAGTAAGAGGAATACAGGAAATAGAAAAATCGAAAAAAGGCCGTGCTCCAAACTTTATTAAAGAAGTAGATAAACAACTTAGAGCTTTAGATATTGTCATAAAAAAAGAATATAATAAACATGTTGATTTATTAAAATTAATAGATGAGGGGATAAATAAAACAAGTGGATTATATAGTTCTACAAAGTACCCTGATACAACGGTAGATACTATAAAAGAAAGATTAGAGGGTTTAATACCATTACTTAGTAACATTTACACAGACTCTAATTATCTTATTCGTAGAGTAGAGCATTCTAAAGGTTATGTTTTAGCTAAACAAGCAGAGTTAGTAGAAGCTGGCTTATCTTACAATCCGGAGAAGAGATTATTAGAGCTTGAAATATCTAACATGGTTCCTGACCTAAATATTGCAACCAAAACATTGGGTGCTTTTAATAACGCGAGAGGACAAAGTACAATTGCGTCTACAGCGGGTCTTGGAGGACAAATTACAACATTAAAAGAAAGACAGAAGCAAGGTTGGAAGGGAGATACTGTACTCGACAAAATAAGAATAGAAAAGAATAAAAATGAGATAACTAATTTCTTGTCTAATGCTACTCCTGACTCATTGTCATCTATGACTAGCACAATGAAAACAAAGATATCTGGTTACATGGGCGGAAGAGAAATAGCGAAAAAAGCTGCGATAGCTGCCGGAGACCCACACCCGGAATCGGCTACTGAACAATTAATATTAGATAAAACAGGAAAAACTAGAGAAGAACTTATTTCAGGTAATTTTGATTTTCCTGCACCGTCAAAACCTATTGATGTCGGTAAAGGAAGTACAGGAGGTGGTAATAAAAGAGGTGCTTCATCTCCAATGGAAGCTAGTCAAAAAATGAGCTCTGCACTAGTTCCTTATACGGGGCCTGGACAAACAAACGCTAGTGATTTTGATTATTTACAAGAATATGCGGATAAATTAAAGAATGAAAAATCACAGTCTTCAATAGAAAAAGCCGGAAATAGCGCAGTTCAGAAAAAAATAAGAAAATCTGATACAAAGAAGACTATACCAGAAGTTAAACCCGAAAATGTTACGTCTACTCCAACTACAGCTATTGGAGGTATAGGAAGTACAGGAGGTGGTAGTACAGGTGGTGGTAGTATTGAAGAGATTAAGCCTAAAGTTGAATACGGAGGAGGGTCACAATCACCAGGAGAAGTATCGGATGAAATGCTTAAAATAATTGAGCAAGCGGTATTTAATGGAACTGCTAGAGCTTTTAGTCAATTTTCAAATTCTCCGATAAGCGCGCCATCTGAATTTAGTGATTCGGCAATAGATAAGATAGGAAATACAGTTTATGAAGCAATGAAAAAAGCTTTAGACTATTATTCTGCATCTCCTGCTTTAAATATGGTTTTATTTGGAATAGACCCATCTGTTATGAAGTTATTAAAAGACGAGTTAGGAGGTCTTTCTAGTACAGGGGGCGGGACAGGTGATATGGATAAATTAGCCGAAGAATTAAGAAAAAGTAGAGAGAGCAATGAAAACCTAGCTAAAATGCAAGAAGCTAGAAGAAAAAAAGCAGCAGCAGAAAAAAGAAAAAAAGATAAAGAAGCAGAAAAGGAAAAAAAGAGAATAGCGGATCCTAATTCACCCGAAAGTATAGCTAAAAAGAAAAAAGAAGCCGACGCAGCAGAAAGAGCTCAAAAGAAAAAAGATAAAGAAGACCCTAATTCACCCGAAAATATAGCTAAAAAGAAAAAACAAGCCGACGCAGCAGAAAGAGCACAAAAGAAAAAAGATAAAGAAGACCCTAATTCACTAGAAAGTATAGCAAAAAAGAAAAAAGAAGCAGATGCCGCAGAAAAAGCAGCTAACAGCCAACTAAAATCTGAAAGACAGGCAGATCCTTTTAGAAATAGGTTACAAGGGATATATAAAGACAGTAAACAAGAGGTAACTTTCTTATACGATAAACTAAATTCATTTTTTCCTTTGTTTAATAGCGCACAGGCTGAAGCTAAAAAAACCGCTTTGAATACTTTAAAAGCCGGATACGAACAATTTGATAAAGTTTATGCTGATACAGGTAGTGCGTTTAAAGGAATGATGGCATCTGTAAATGCAATGTTTAAAGTATCTCCTATCACTGTAATAATGGCCGGTTTGACAACTGCATTTATAGGAATATTAGGCGCTGCGAATAGATTAAATAATAGAATAAAAGAAATATCAGCAGAGTTAGGAACATCAAATATGCAATCTTATGAATTTTTTAAGAATGCAATGAATGCTCAAACTCAATATGATAACATGTATGCTAGTCTTAGAGATGTAAGAGATGTTCAAAAAGGCATCTTAGGAGATTCAGGCATATTATTACAAGTGAATGACAAAGCATTAGCTAGCATAGCGGACAATGCAAAAAACATAGGAGTATCTACAGAAAGTGCAGGAGCTTTTGCCGAGGCCTTAAGAACAAAAGGCGCAACAGATGAGCAGGCAGCTAATTTAATGGCAGCATCTTTAGAACTTGCAGATAAGAGTAAATTCATTATGCCTCAATCTGTAATGGATGATATAGCTCAAAATGTAGAGTTCTCATCAAAATATTTTTCTAACATCAATAAAGATTCAAAATCAGCACAACAACATTTAGTAGATACTAACTTACAAGTAAAAGCATTAGGATTAAATTTCCAAAAAGCTGCTAAAATGACACAACATCTATTGTCATTCGAGCAAAGTATTGTTTCAGAAGTTGAAGCAACTGTAGCATTAGGAAGACATGTTAATATTGGAAAAGCTAGAGAATTGCTTTTACAAGATGATATTGGAGGAGCCATGCAGCAAATGATGGATACCATGGGAGGTTACGATGCATTTCAAGACATGGACTTCGCCAAGAGGCAGCTTATGGCGAATGCAATGGGGTTAGAAGTATCAGAATTAGAAAAAAGTTTATATTTACGAGATAAAATTGGAATAACAAACGAAGAGGCTTTAAATGCTGCAATGAAAAACAGCGATTATTTAGATAAAGTAGCAGGTAAAAATGTAGAACTCTATAAAGTAGAAGCTAAAAAAGTGTTAGCAGCAGAACAATTTAATACAGCAGTCGAAAAAGTAAGTGTAGCGTTCAAGTCGTCTTTATTACCGGTATTAGAAGCTATTTTACCGATTGTCGAGATGATGGCATCTGCTATAAATTTTGTGGCAGGAGGAGTAAAAACCATTGTTGGACTTCCTGGAAAACTTTTGAATGGAATTACCGGACATAAACCAAACTCAGAAGTAGCATCTCCTACCGCTGGATTAGAGGCATCTATGAATATTGCTATGATTTCAGTCATGGGGGGACTTCTACTTAAAACTTTAAAAGGTAAAATAGGGGGTAAAATAGGAGAAGTTGTAGGAAAAGCTAGAGGAGGATTAGATGCACTAACGGGAACATTAGGTACTAAAACAAACCCTATGTATGTGATTTCATTAGGCGGCGGAGGAGGGGGTGGTGGAGTTAGTGACATAGTTTCCACCGTACTAGATAATGCCGGGGGAGCTAGCGCTACTGGAACAGCTACCGCAGGTACATCAAAGTTATCTAAGTTAAAGGATTTTTTATCAAAAGGAGGTAGCAAAATAAAAACTTTTACTACCGGAGCTCCTGCAAAAATCGGAAAAGTACTTGATTCTTTAAAAAATATTAAGCCTAGCAGTATTGCAAAAATAGGAGGGGTAATGGCGGTAGCTGCTGCCGCTTTTGATTATTCCCAAAGAAAAAAAGAAGGACAATCTACAAAACAAGCCGCTACCGCTTCTATTGGTGGCGCACTAGGGGGCATAACTGGAGGTGCTTTAACCGGAGCGGCAGCTGGAACATTATTAGGGCCTATAGGAGCCGCTATAGGAGGTCTTATAGGAGGCACAGCGGGATATTTAGCGACAACTAAAATTATTGATTCTCAGTTTGACAAGAATAAATCAAGCTCCTTTACAGCACAGCCCTTCATGTACGCTGGAATGAATGGTATGAGTGGGGGAGGTGGTATTTCAACTTCTTTAAATAAACCAAAAGCTAAAGGCACGCCCGTAGAAACTTCCATGGTTGACATGACCCCTACAACTTTTAAATCAATGTCAAGCGGGATATCCGGAATTACTCCTAATTACGGAACAACAAGCACTGCTAGAGAATCTGTTATGGTTAATAGTGTAAGTAAAAGTGTAGAAGCTACCGCACTAATGAAATCAGTCAAAGAAAAAAATATAGAAAAAGAAAAAGCCCATAAAGAAATGATGGAACAGCAACTAAAAATATTAGAATCCATCAGAGAAAAGATAAACCAACCAGCCGTTGCTTTCTTTACTGAAGAAGGAAGGAGGCAAGTTATAAATCAAAGCAGAGTTAAAAATTCACATTAAACTATAATATACTATAAATAATGAGCTTATCACTAAGAGATAGAAACAAACCCTTTACTTTCTCATTCCAAAGAATATCAGCAGGTTCATCAGGAATTGGAAAGCCTATAGTATTAATGGCGTATATTAATACTATTTCGGATTCTTCATCTCCTGAATGGGATGAGAGATTAGATATAGGTAGGGCTGATGCAAAAATATTATATAGAAGTTTTAGTAGAACTATTTCATTATCTTTCGCTTTAGCAGTAGAAAGTGAATTAGACCCTAGACCTGATTTAACAGAAGATCCATTAGACGGTAGATTATCCTTGAAATCCTCTAATAGAACTAGAAATGGAGTAGAAAGAAGCAGAATATTAGTAGATCCACCAACAAATAGTTTAACTAATATTAGAGGGGAGCAAGGAGTTAATATTGGAGGAGCCATACAGAGAGCTAGTGGTACTGAATATGCCACAAGACAAGAGGCAATAAATTTAAATGATCAATCTAGACCTTCATCTTTATCTACTCGTGTAGCTAATATTACATACAAATCAATTACAAGTGGGCTAACTATAAATACTGTTCTATCAAATTTAAATGAATTGTCTAAATTAGCACTTCCAACATACAATGGACCTTATGTAGGATCATACGTCAAATTCTCCATAGGTAAACTATATACTAACGAAATGGGTTATATAAAAGGATTAACATTTGAATGGGACAATGCCACTATAGTATGGGATGAAGATAGAGAATTACCCATGATTACAAATGTGTCTATGGAAATAGGATATATTGGAAAAGTAAAACCTCAAGTATCATCAAACTTTTTTGGATAATGAATAGATACGAAGAAATAACTAATGTAATACGAGAAGAGTCAGGAGTCAGGAGATTTAGCACTACTTATTACTACAGAATACCTGCTAAAACTAGCGATTTTTACATATATTCTAAAGCAGGAGATAGATTAGACTTGTTAGCAAACGATTATTACGGAGATCCTAGATATTGGTGGATATTAGCCAATGAAAATGATATAGGAAAGGGAACTATAGTACCCCCAATTGGTATTAGACTAAGAATACCTTTTCCTTTAGACATGTTAGAATTAGAAAACTTAAAAAAAGAAGCAATAAATGGCACCTCCTTTTAGAAGACCTATTCCTGAAAAAACACTAAAAGTACTAAGAGATAGGTATGGACTTTACGCTAAAGGAAGCAATTCTGACCCTATCAAAAATCCAAACCCTAATTATTATAAACCTAAGACTAGAAATACAGCATTTTGTCTGATAACTAAAGAGGGCGTAACTGTATCTTCTAGGGAACATACTTTTAAACAAACCTATAATCCAACCTCTTTAAAACCTAGACCTAATTTAATACGAGCTGAAATAGAAAGAATAGGAAACGATGCTTCTCTTGTAAATTTATCTATGAGAATCCGAGGCACTATTGAGGTATATAGCATGTCTGATTTTTTAAAATATTCACAAATATTTTGCATAAATGATCCAAGAAATCAATTATCAATAACTATGGGCTATGCCGCACCTTTTGACGGATGTCCCTCGTACACTGTTTCCGGGTGTTTTATAGCTTATGGCACTTGGCAAAGTACTAATGAAAATTATTATCAGTTATCATTTGAGGCTATAGGCCCTGGCGAAGTTTTTTCTACTATTGACATTGGAATATCCGGACTATGGGAGGAAACAGGTTTAGAGTATAAAAATCATAAATCATGGTTTCAGAAATATGAACCAGGAATTGTATCAGGATACTACGAACTCATGCTATATGACGCTCAAAAATCAGGTGCTTTTTTAACCGATGACATAGCAGACGGGGACATTATTCCATACAAGACCATAAATAATTATGCCGTCGATGTAGTACCCAATATACAATATCTAAACTTTAGAAATACACTAACTAAATATGACATAATAGTATACAAACCTGTTGAAGGCAAGACTCTAAGTCCAGATCCGGAGGAAATACCTTCTGCTCAAACAACTACGGATGAATTTTTTACTCTACAGTACGTTGTAGATAGATTGATAAATGAGTTTTCTTTATATCCATTTTACGAGAAATACACAGATATAGACTCTAAAGTAAAGGATGTATATATTGGATTTGCTGCGAAACCTAGGTGTTCTACTGTGTCTAGCGGAAATCAAACTACCGTAAGATCTTGTGACCCTAAGAAAATATTAATACTAGGAGGAGGAGCCGGTAATTATACTTATAAAAATGATAGAAGTAAAGGTAAAAATTACGAGGATGTAATAGGATATTTCGATGGAGTTAAATCTCATTATGGGAGCTATATAGATTATAGGAAGATATTAATTCACAGGAATGTAATTTGGGACGCATTACAAGCAAATATGCATAATGTTAATAAACCCTCTCCAGCAGCAAATCCAAAAAATGATTTTATTGTAGAGGAATACTTAAGAGTTGACAGATTTCTAAAAAATCTATTTACTGTTATTAGTCAATGTACAGGAGGTTTTGTACAATTAGATTTAGTACAAGATGATGGAGGGCAGGAAAATGACGATTTAAGAAATCACAAAGTATTAAAAATAGTCCCCGCTACTTTTGTAGAAGAATACTTTGACGTATGGAAATTTGACACGCTTAATGGAGATGGATCGACTAGAGAATTACAAATGACAGCAGAATTACCTTCTACCGACTTGCACGCTTCTTTAGTTAAGAATATATTTAATTCCTCTAGGCCAGGTTACACTATAAGCACAGGTAATTCTAAAGATGGATTATCAAATTTTGATTTAAAGAATATAGCAAACAAACTCTTGAATAATTATTTTAATGATTTAATGCCTAGAACATACTACAGTGATGAAACTTGTGATGCGGCTAGAAACTTATTAGCTAGTTTAAATAGAGGCAGATCTACAGAATCTTTGGTAGAAAACAATCAATATTTGTGGTTAATGAAAATGGGTGTAAAAATGGATGGTGTCGGAGGATGGAGAATAGGACATCATGTAAACAGTAATACAGTCCCATCTAGTTTTACTACGGACAGAAATATTGCTTTTGTTGTCACTAGAGTACATCATATAGTAGAAAATCAAGATTGGTATACAGATTTAGATTGTATTTGTACAGTAATTCCTACCGGCACAAAAGTTGTAGGACCGGGAGGTGACTTGCAAGAGTCATCAGGTAAAGATGTAACTCCGGGAGGAGGATCTAGAAAGTGGGGAGGAGGTGAAAGCTCAGGCGGAGGTGCAGGAGGTAGCTTTTGATATAGTATAAAAATTAAAATAATCATGGCTAATTTTTTTTATACAGAAGGAGGTTTTTTATGGGATGAAAACAACATGCCGTATAAAGGATATTATTTTTATACCAACAGAATACCATACGCGGGTATAAACGGGAAGGACACTAGAAAAAGATTATTTTTAGAGTACGAATTTAAGAGGAGAGTATATTCTTCTCTTGGTTTAGAGCGAATGGTAGAGTATATAAACATAAATCCTTACACACCAACAAAAGAAGTTATAGAAGAAGAAGGTCTTTATTTTAAAAGATATTTCTACCAAAAACGAATAAAACCAATAACATCTATAACAGAAATTAGTAAAGATGATTATTTTTCTGCTAAAAACTTGCAGGATAATAGAAATAGACTTATATTTGCAGAAATCTATTGGAAAGTCCGTGGAGATAAAGTTAAAGTAGCGCAATTAAACAGGAATGAAGTTTTAAGCGCAGAGACAACTTTTCCAGGAC